CGAGTACGTCAAAATCTGGGAGCAGTTGGAGTACGAAGTACTTGACCGCCTCGTTGAAATCCAAGCTAATTCTTAATACCAACCAACCAACACCAACCAATACAAACTATGACAAAATCAAACCTACCTACACTCGCTGAATCACAAGGCGACATCTGCTACGACGACGAAGATTACGACAAGTCGTTCACACCACAGCCTATGGAAAATACTATCACAACTGAAACCATAAATGATCTGTCCATCGAAATAGCTTGCCTGCTTGACGAACCAAGCGAAGTCACGGAGCAGGATTTAATCAAACTACAGGACTTAATCACCAAGCTGGACAACCAATAAACACCAACCAACACACATAACTATGGAAAAGCACACAAAGAAAATCAACGGCTACCACTGCGAAGTCAACATCGACCCCGACAGCGAGCCAAACTCACAGGGCTGGATATCAAAGGGCAGTTGCTCTGGCAGTATCGCTAGTGTACTCGATCTAGGGTACTTCACCACAGCCTGCGGAGCCCGTCAGTACGAGATACCCGACAGCATCCTGCACCGCATCGAAGACTGGGCGTACTCAGTCGGCTACTAACCCTACACCAAGCAACCAACACCAACCAATAAACACCAAAACACCATGAATAAAACAAACCTAGAAAAAGTAACTGATGCAATGCAGTTCGGATCACCCCTCAACCAAGTGCTAGTAATGTCTGCACTCGACAAGTACTGCGAGCAGGTGCTGGCAATTGAGTCAAAGCCAGACAACTGGACAAACGGAATGATCAGCTGGGAAGCTTGGCAGGAGTCAGCCCGAGACGTACAAGAAAAGATCAAGTAACCTAACAGCCTCTCAGCTTACCGCTGAGGGGCTTTCTGGGTAGCAGAGCTATCCTAGCACTCGCAACCTAACAAAACGCCGCACAGCGGCACACAGAGGCACTAAACTATGGACACTAACTCAAAAAACATACATACCGCCTGCAACATGGCAGAAGAACTAGTCGAACTCCAGATGGGCGACCGCCCGACATGGAGCATCGACCACTTCGACGGCTCAGAGTCATTGACAGAAGATGCACAAGACCTCTTCAATGACATCTATCACATCGTAATGATTCACCTAGAAAAACATGACCAATAAAAACTCCATCAGAAACTTCCTCCTTTGCGCTCGCATACTGCGAGCCGAGGGCAAGGGACTCACAGTTAATCGCAGTCGCTACGGCGGATGCACAGAGCTACGAGCTAAGCAGCACGGGACTACCGACAGCGTAGTCCTTTACATGGGCGTACGTGGCGACATCAGTTGCTCCGTAGCCTTCACTAGGGTAGGCTACGCCTCCCTTTAATAACCTAATAACCAACGCCGAGGAATAAATTATGAATATACACGAAGCCCACTCCGCTATGCGTGAAGAAAAAAGGATCCGCCTTCCAGACTGGGAGGAAGGGTCTCACGTCACCATCAAGGACGGCGAACTTGTCGATGAGAATGGTGATGTTTTTATCATGAGCCCTTGGTGGCTCGACTGCACCGAGTTCCAGATCATTGAACTTAACACCAACCAACCAACCAACCAATAACCTATGTACAAATACAAGACAGAACTATTCGACGTGACCTTCAACGAGCCTACAGGGCAGGAAGGGGAGCACGTTACGATCACCCATTGCAAAAACGGGGATTTCCTAGACCTCTTTGACCTTGTTGCAGTATGCAACGAGGTTCAAGACCTGCTCCACATCGGGGCTATCAGCTCCTTTGAGGCGATCAAGATAATCCATAAGGCTACTGCCTTTTTTATCCGTGGACGTACTCCTTAAGGATTCCCTTTTTCCTTTACTCTTCCCCCATTCTGGGGGAGGCTCCTTAAGGAATACATTCTTAATTCTAATAACCAAAATAATAACGTCAAGCAAAATTATGAGCACACAAACAGACAGGGGAAGCTTGCTTCCCCAAACAGACACCCAAGACCTAGTAAGCCTAATCACCGATTTCGAGATGGGCGAGCTGGACTCCTACGATACCCTCAAGCTCTTCGGGGCACTGATCAGCACGGGTACCATCAACCACCTGCAAGGGTACTACCAGCGAACGGCACGTGACCTAGTCGAGACAGGTTACCTATCCAACGAAGGGGACGTGCTATGAGGGCACTGGCCTTCATCCTCCTGCTCGTGGGCACTAGCCTCACGGGCACGGGGGAAACCCTAGAGCGTGCCATACAGGCACTCATACAGGTCGAGAGCAACGGACGTAGCTCCGAGATCGGAGACAACGGCAAAGCCTACGGCATCCTACAGATTCACGATGTAATGATTCAAGATTACAACAGGATCACGGGTGCCAGCCTAAAGCACTCAGATGCATTCGACGAGCAGACCGCTCGTGCCGTCTGCCGCAGTGTAATTATATACTACCTGCAAGACATCGACAACCCTACCCTCAAGCACGTTGCATTCATCTGGAACGGCGGAGGCGGGGCACGGCACCGAGTCGAGCATCCCCGACAAGATGCAAAGCAAAGAAATCTCAATGAGTACTACTACAAGGTACGCTCAGCCTATCACCAACAACAATAATACTATGGAACAAATACTAATAAACACCTACCCAGCAGGGGTAGCAAACAAACTCGGACAGGACGCAGTGGTTCAACGCCTCAACGACCTGAACCGATTCGACGACTGCCTTGTCGTTGACCTAGATGACGGAGACAAGTACTTCGTGCACCCGCAGTCGCTTCCTCAACGCAGTGCAGAAGAGATACTTAGGTTCATTCAAGAGAAGCACCTGCACATCGTGTTCAACACAGACGTAGACGGGAAGTTCAACGTCATCGAGACGTACTCATTCGAGGACAACATCGACGAGATCATCCCGACTACTTCGTTACGAGATGCCATCAACTACTTGATGGACATGGACGAAGACGAATTATAGTTGACTAGTCATACAGTGAGTCATTCAATCTATGGATGGCTCACTTCTATGACTGCAATGATACACTAGATGCTTTCCTGCGGGACGACATCACTACAGTAGCACAGGCTCGCAAAGTCCGTGCTATTTTTCCGTCCGTTACTACTGTACTTGGCATCTGCAAGGATGAATTTTTAGACAGCATTTACAAACCATCTAAGATGGTTGAACTTGGGAGGGAGAACCCTCACCTGCACTGGCGAGAGATCGAACGCCTATGCTACGGGATGCGACAGCACCCTACTGATGGTTCATTAATACCATCCTCTGAATTTGGCACCGCCGTGCATTACCGCATCGAAGAGTTAGTACAGGCTCAGCTTCACGGGCACGAGATCGGGGAGTCACCATACCAAGAGTGGGCAGCACCATTCCTAGAATGGATGCAGGTCTGCGAAGTCAAACCGATTGCCACCGAGTGCGTAGTGGCAGACAAGTTGATCAAGATAGCAGGAAGCATAGACTTCATCGGCTATGACAACGAAGGTAAGCTATTCCTAGCGGACTACAAGTGCCGCACCAACACCAAGGGCAAAGCCAAGGTGTACGACAAGGACTGCGAGCAGTTAGCCATCGAAGCTTTCATCGTGCAGAAGCAACACGACCTGCCTTACACCCCAGAGTGCAGGTCTGTAGTCATTGACTGCGAAACCAAGAAGCACTGGCACCACGTCTGGAATACAAAGGACGTGAAGCAGGGCATCGCCAACGCCAAGCTAATGGCAAAACTTTACTGGAACAAAAGGATGAAAAAGTGAAAGACCTATACCCAATGGACTGGGATGACTGCGGATACTTTTTACAAGACGATGCAATCAAACTGGATGGCCTTGACTCAGCAGTGCTGGGCATCACCGACACTGGGCACCTGTGCTACAGTTACGAACTAATCGTGGACGTATTCGTTACACGGGATGAGATGCAGTACGACGAGGCCATCGAGTGGGTCGAGTACAACATTGTACCGCTGCATATGTACGGAGGTTTCTCATTGGTATACACGGACATCTACTAAGGATGGTATTCGAGATCCGATACAGGCAGAAGGATATGCCTAAGGGATTTGTATGCAGTGCAATCAAGCACGCTCACACCGCCGAGGCTGCACTTAAATTATTCTCACCCAAGAAGCCAGATAAGAACGGCTTCACAACAACCAAGCGTAATGCACAGGTTCAAATTATAAGCGTCAATGAAATACCTACCAAGCAGCAAGCTCAAGCAGTGGAGGCAAGACAACCTGCCGAGCAAGTGCCCGATCTTTAAGTGCAAGTGCAATGACTCCGTGGTCGATCACTGCCACGATACTGGACTGATACGTGGCGTACTGCACAGGCAGAGTAACGCTTGGGCTGGTAAGATTGAAAACTCTTGGAAGAGATTCGGGCAGAACAACTCAAAGGTCTCACTGCCAGATGCACTACGTGCCCTAGCAGACTACCTAGAGAATGCTAGGACAGATGTGATGCACCCAGTCGGGCTGACACAGAAGTGCAAACGCTTTAGTAGATTGCCAAAGGCCAAACAGACCGAGATATTATTGCATATGAAATGCGAATTAAATGATATTAATTCTTGCAAGAATGCAGCCGAGCGCACACAATATTTTCGTACTGCTTTTATCAAGCAGTGCACCTAACCAATAACACATAACAAAAACACATATGAGTACACTAAATAACAACATACAGGAACTAGAACAGTGGCACGCCACATTCAATGTAGCACCCTTGACCGATGACCCTTCATACTCTTATCTAATTAAGATTGAGCAAGGCGAAGGAACCGAATACTGCGGAGTAAGTAGTATTGAGGAGGCCATGCAGACCATGATCGAACATCCGTTCAGCACAGCGACCATCAACATTGGCAATAAAGTACCTAGCATTAAATTCAACTAACACATAAAACATATGAGCATATTACAACAGATACAGTCGGAGCTGAAGGCTCCTAAAGGCCAGAAGAATAACTTCGGCAACTACTCGTACCGATCAGCCGAGGACATCCTCAGTGCGGTTAAGCCCCTACTACAGAAGCACGGGGTGTCACTCATTATCAGCGATGACATTGTTGGTGTAGAGGGACGTGTATACGTACAGGCAACAGCAACTCTATGGTTGGATGACAAGGACTGCGAGCCACTTGCCCGTTCCACTGGCTTTGCTCGTGAGGCTCTTACCAAAAAGGGAATGGACGATGCTCAGATTACTGGCTCGGCCTCCTCCTACGCACGTAAGTACGCTCTTAACGGCCTGCTATGCATCGACGATACCAAAGATCCCGATGCAACTAACACTCACGGGAAGGGCGAACCTTCCTACAAAAAGAAAACACAAACCCTGGATGGGTTAATATAATGGAAACAAAAAAATACGACAACAACAACAGTGGTGCACTCTTCCCTAACGATCGTAAGGAGAAGGAGACTCACCCTGATCTCACTGGCTCTGCCGAAGTTGACGGCAAGGAGTACTGGTTCAAAGGCTGGAAGAAAACCAGCAAGGCAGGCAAAGCTTTCCTGTCTGTTTCATTCGACCCTAAGGAAGCAAAGCCAGACGTAGTATCATCTGGAGTTGCACCTATGAGCGACGACCCTATCAGCTTCTAGATGCTAGACTTTGATAAGGCATGGTGGGAGAAATTCCGCCACGATGAAGTTGTTTCCATTCTGGAAATGACTGCCCGCAAGAACAGTGACTACACGGGAGGCTCAGAAAACAGCAACCCCTTTGCGAACTTCGATGAAAGCTCGGAGTTCGGTGTAGATCCCCTCACTGGGATATGCATACGGATGGCTGACAAATTCCAGCGAGCTAAGGCTTACTGCAATGACGGCAAGCTATCAGTGCAATCCGAGGGCGACCAAACCAAGGACATCTTCCGAGATCTCATTGGCTATTCACTGATCGCAATCGGTATGATCGAAAGAGATCGCCAACCATAACTACCCTGCTAGCCAGCTGCAGTCCAATCCTGTGGCTGGCTTTAGGATTTATAAACTATGAAAAACTATGACAAACATACACGACTTACTAGAACCAGACACAGTACTACCAAATAATTTATCAGCAGAGCGGGCATTGATTGCCTGCTGCTTACTCGGGGATGACTCAGATGCATACGACAGTATCTCTGGGATCGTACAGCCCGATGACTTCTATGCCCTACGGAACCAGCTTGCGTACCAAGCTATAGCTGAGCTATCGGGGGCAGGCCAACCCATTGACGAGATCAATCTTGTCGAACGCCTCAAGGCTAACAATAGCCTCGACGAAGTCGGAGGCATCGCAGGTGTAATGTCCCTAGCTGGGGCCGCCGATACGCCCTTTAGAATACTCAACTATGCAGGCATAGTAAAAGAGAAGAGTAACCTACGTAGGATGCACCGAGCCTACAAGCTGGCCGCCGAGCGAAGCGCATCAGAGCAAATGGATTCCGCTGAGATTCAAGGACAGATCGACAGCGAACTAAGTGCAGTCAATGGCACCGAGTCCAGCGTTGAGAAGATCTCTAACTCAGTTGAGATACTGCAGGAGGACTTCAAGAAGATGCAAGAGGGCACCTACATCAAGGACGTAGTGCGTACGCACATCCCGCACCTAGACGAGAAGCTAGGTATGGGTGGCATCGGTGCAGGTGAAGTATGTATCATCGCTGCACCTACCTCCTGTGGTAAGTCCGCCGTGGCCATTAACATTGCACTACGTGCAAGTAAGATCGCTTCAGTACCTTCGGCCATCTTCTCCTTTGAGATGCCACAGAAGCAAATCGCTAGGCGTATGATACAGACACTCAGCGGTGTCAACTTACGCCAGATAGAAGAGAACGTAGCTACACCTGCCAAGGTTAAG